TCACTACGCCGTCCGAAATAACAAAATCACCGTAGTATTTCTCTACTTCGAACCAATTTTTAAGGAATAAACACAGTTCGGTCAGCATTGATCTCATCCTTTCTTTCTAGTTCTCTTAGCTTTGGGCTTCTCTTCCTTCTTAACCTCTTCCTTTGCTTCATCTTCTGTGAATGGAAGGGGTTCTATAAGAGGAACACCTCTTCTGTTCTTGTCGGAAGCAAGCTCTTCAAGCCTTTTCTTAGTTACTTCAACGCCCTCACGAGGGAAGATATCTCCCTCGTGGTAAGCGTATCTATTGTCCTGTAAATCAGTGAAAAACTTTACAACTTTGTACATAATCAAGCTCCTGTACTCTCAAGCTCCAAGCTACTGAGATCAAGCAACTGAATATTCTTATGTCCTTCACTATCTGCCTGTACAATCTTGATCTTCTGGTTGTTCTTATCAGTAATCTTGAAGACTGCATTCTTATCGCTGTCGAGTGTCTGTAATGCCATTCCTGTTGAGGAAGGAACAAGCCCAACCTTAACGTTGGCATATGTAAGACCTTCTGCGAAGTTACTGAACTTAAGTCCGAGGAAGTATCCGTCTCCGCTAAGTGTTCCTGGAGCGATTCCTCCTTCGATGAACTTCAATTCTCCTGTAACCTTACCGTCGTTGATAGCTATATCACTCTGAATGTCTGCGGCACCCTTACCGCTGTCAAAGTAATCTGCGCTATCGTCGGGAGATACGGTAAGGTCAGTTAAAAAGAATCGTCAATCTCGCCCTTAACAACGCCTGCGGCATACTCTACGAAGAACTGAATGCCACTCATAACAAGTGACTCGATCTGTGCTCTTTCGTTGTTCTGATAACCGGAATTGATACCGATGTAGCCAAGCTCGTCCGCTGTAAGGTTGAATGCATCTGCAATGTCACCGTTCATTGTGAGGTAATACATAACGATGTTCTGCTTTGCTGTTGCAATGAATGTTCCCTGTGTTACTCTTGCACTCATAATTACTGTGCCGAGTCCGAGGAAGTCCTCTACGTAGTTCATTCCGAAAGCTGTCTGTGTTGAAATGTTAGCTTTTGCAAGGTAAGGAGCTACATCAAGAGGGTTAAGGAAGTAAACTGCTTCCGCAGAATCATCCTCAAAAAGCACCTGCAACTGAGCCCATGCGTTTGCAAGAGATTCCTGCAAGCCTGCGCCTGTAATTGTTGTAGCGCCTGTGATTGTTCCGTTAAGAAGTCCGAAGAAATCTGATCTGATACCTGCCTGAACGTCCTTAAGGAGCTTGTCATCAGTATTAGTTACTGCGTTCTGATATCCGCTCTTCTTAATAGCCTCGGCTGTAACGCCCTTTCTCCATTTCTTAAGTGTGATCTCTCCTACGGGAGTCTTTGTCTCTTCGTACTCTGAAAGGGGAATAACTGCACCCTCATCAACTGCACCATCTTCAAGAGTTCCGCTGATTGTGTAAAGGTACATTGTTGAACCTTCCATCATAGGAATCTTACGTGTTACGCCAAGCACCTCAATGAGCTTTGCAAGACTGTTGTGTGCAAACTGCTGTGTAAAGTCAACTTCACGAACCTTTTTAAGTTTGTCGGCTGTGATAACGTTATCCTCAGCACCTGCGAAGTGCTGGAGATTCATTCTCATTCTCAATTCATTCATGGCTTTTTCTCCTTCAAATTCCGAACGCCTCGGGATTCTCAAGCATAGCTTTCTGTCTCGCCTCGGTGTCCTTGATCTCCATAATTTCTGATTTTGTCATTTTGTTGCCGCCAACGTTTGCGGGCGGTGTCGGTGTGCTTGCACCTGCTTTCCCTTCACTAACTATGAAGTCAGCCCACTCCTCTTTTACATTGGCTTTGAGTTCATCCAAGCCCTTAATAGCTCCGTCGTCGTCAAGCTCGATTGAATTGAATCCTGTCGCTTCTGCAACCTTCATCACTGAATCAAGTCTCTTCTCAGATACACCGATATCCTTTAGCATTTCTCTGTATGCCTTGCTCTTAGCGGCTTTCGTCTCTTTGGCAGTGATTTCATTCTTATAGCTGTCGTACTCAGCTTGAAGCTTCTCGTACTTGTCTTTAAACTCATCAGGCTGACTCTCTTTAGTCTTCAAATCCTCAAGCTCTTTCTCTACGCCTTCCAACTTGTCTGAATCGGCTTTGTACTTCTTAGCTTCATCCTTTGCCGCGTCTCTTTCCGCTTTAATAGCATCCACCACCTCGGTGTGCATTTCGATGATCTGGTCGATTTTCTCGGCATCAATTCCCATTGCTACAAGTGCTTTTCTGGTAAGTGACATGTTTATCTCTCCTTTGCTTCGTCCGCAGTGCTTCGCGGTTCGAGATTATTTGTTACCTCCTCGCCTGTTCTTCGGCTCGGATATGTTAAGCCTTTCGGCTTGCAACCTTGTATATGGCGGTACCTGCCGTCAAACAGTACCGCCACTCACCACTTAGCAGGTGCCGGCTCCACATGCTTTTTGCTCTCGTCTCACTTCGTACACACGAACCAAGAACCATGTGGTATTCTTTTTCTAGCCAAACAAGCAAATAAAAAAGCCCTACTCGAAGAAGACTCTCCGAATAGAGCTATGTTTCGTGTAAGGCAATGATTCGGCATTGCCGAGTTAGCTAGACTTTTTCCACGTAATTATTCGCTTGTCTATACATTACTTACATTTTCACTCTAGCAAACTTTCTTATTTAATGCAAATGTTGAAACACAACATCTTGTGGTATTATGAAATTTTTTTCGATATTTAGCTCATTGCATTCTTAATATAGTTAGTGATCTGCTCTTTATTCCTCTCTACAGCATTCTTAAGGAACCTGTTGGGCGCCATTTTTGAAGTGCCTTCGTGAACATATAGCGCATATTCTACATTGGTTCCTATATACACAGCCTTTTCAGCATCGACAACATCATAAGTGATACTATCGCGGAGGTGTCCTGTGTCAATTCTTCGCGGCGTGTTCTCCAGCTCTTCCTTAGATTCGCCCTCGATGTGTATTCCTACGCCTTCAAGAGCCGCGCTAAGAGCTTTATCAACAGCACTCAGATATTCTGATGAATGATCGTCAATTCGTATACTGCTCATAATACGCCTCTTGTCTATCAATAAAGAAGTCTACCCACTCAGGATTCTCTTTATCGAATATCTCTTTCTGTTCTGGTGTCAGCTTGTGTGGATAATCAGCGAATAGGTTAAACTCCTCGTTCCTATCAAAGCTAAATACGAACTCGCCTTCTTTATCGTCATTATCCAGCCACCATATTTTATCTGTTGAGTTTTCTTTATACCACTCACTTCTCATGTCCGCCAACTCCTTTTTTCTGTTTGTCAGCATCCGTGTTTATATATCCTAATATATCCTTAAACTCATCGTTACCTTTGAAACTATCAACAGCGGTTAATTGTACTTTTTGTCCGAATATCATAACGCCGTTCTCGTCTCTCAAAAGCTGCCCGTTCTCCATTATCGGGGTATTACTTGCTGTTTTTCTGCACTTGAAACGATCTACCAACTTCTCAGCCATTGAACATTTTTCTTCGCTTACAACAAGTTTCATTCCTTCTTCTGTCTTTTCATACCTTCCGACAAATTTTGTCGTGAATAAGTGCCAACCTGCTCTCTCGGCGCTCTGCAACTCTAAATATTCATAGCCTTTGTCGGTATTTCTTATAATAGCGGCATGCTTTCCGCATGATAAGCGGTATTCTTTGCCTTTCTCTAAATCTAATTCTTTCAGCTTCTTCGCCAATTCCGACGCTTCCTTCTTGAAATAGAACGTCTGAGTGTCCACATTATCAAGCTGATTTATTAGTGAAGAGTTCTTTCTTAATGCAAAGAACTCACAACTCTCGCCGCCTCTAAAGTCGCGTACATCCAAGCCATGTTTATTAGCGATATAAGCGTATGATAATGACGAACAACTACCTTTTGTCATGTCGCCACCAGAAATACGTCCAATAATCTCTGATTCGGTTAATGCCTTATCTAAGTATTTAACCTCTTTATATTCTATCTCCGCGCCCCAATTTTTAATGTTCTCGATCAGCTGTTTATGTGCTTCTGATTCTGGTTTAGGTATACTCTCTTTTATTATACCACCATTCGCATATTGATTTATAAATTCTCTCTTAAATTGTTTTGCTTTCTTATCCTGATTTTCAATATCTGTTGACTTAGCCTTCGCATTTCTCCATTCATCGTATGACATTCCGCCCAGCCCCGAAGTATCTCTGTACTGCCTCGCCAGCGGTGTCAGCCCTTCTACAACACCTCTAAGAGAACAACGACAGTTATACACTTCCGAAGCGTCGCCGTG